ATGCCAAGACGACCAACGGAAGACAGTTTGAAAGTGCGGGCTCTGGCGAAAGCTCACGGCAAAACAGAGCGCTGGGCCCGGAAACAGCGGGAAAAGAACACGTTCTTGTGGCAAGAATTCTGTGAAGGGAAACAGGTGGCTAGCCCGGCAAAACGGGAAGACGCCCAGGAAAGAACGGATCTGGAAAAAGCAGAACTGATTTGCACGGAAGCATGGGCCGCATGGCAAGGAATGAATGGATTGCTGAACGCGGCCCTGAAAGATCCATGCAAGCAGGATATTATTCCGTCCCTGGCCCGCGCCACCAGGGAATCCCGGAAACAATGGGAAGACGCCACCAAGCACCGGGAAGCACTATTGCGTGCCGCTGGATTGTGGATCCCGGTGGAACGGGTCATGGCAATCCGAACACACTTGAAACCGCTTGGATCCGTCATTGAAAAGCTGGAAGTGAACATTGCGGGCCGCCTGTCTCCGGAAAACCGGCATGAGTTTTATCAAGCCTTTGAAACCGCAATGCCGGAATGGAACACGGGAATCCGAAAAATGGATGAATATATCACAAGCCTGTTGCCATGTTAGAAGACCTCTTATTTCAGCCGCGTGGAAGTGTGGTGGAATGGGTAGAACGGGAATTGAGGCTGCCGCGGGAAACCTCCCCCAATGCGCCGGGCCCCGTGTCCCTGGATCGTCAGCCCTACATGCGGGAACCGCTGGAATGCCTCCGGAATCCCCGGATTGAACACTTGTATCTGGTTTGGGCGGCTCAAACCGGAAAAACAACGCTGGATCTCCTGGCCCTTGCCTATTTATTGGAACACGATCCCATGCCCTTGCTATGGGCCCTCCCATCCGATAATCTGGCCGCGCCCTTTTCCCGCAACCGCCTTCAGCCGTTTCTGAAAGCGAATCCCTGCCTGTCCCGGCATATCCTCCGGAATCCCGCATCTTTTGCCCCGCTGGAAATGACGCTGGACAATATGCCGATCTACATGACCGGCGTGACCAGCCCGGCCCGGCTGTCATCCCGGCCCATTGCTTACGTTATCCAGGACGAAGAAGCGAAATTTGAACATATCAACAAAAAGGAAGCTCATCCGTCCGCCCTGATCGAAGAACGAACAAAAGCCTTCCCCCGGCGGCTGATCATCCATAGCAGTACCCCTAATGTTGAAGATGAACCCTACTGGCAAGGCTATAGCCTGACGGATTGCCGGGAATACTTCATGCCCTGCCCCCATTGCGGGATGTGGATCCGGTTTGAATTCAACCGGGGAACGCTGGTATGGGACGGGGAAAGCCTGGAAGAGATTGAAGCCAGCGCCCGCTATGTCTGCCCGGATTGTTCGCGGCCCATTTATGACGCGCAAAAAATAGACATGATGAAGGCGGGCGAATGGAGGGCCACCAATAAGACCGCGCATCCGTCCCGGCGCGGGTATCATTTGAATTCGCTTTATTCCCCTTTCGTTTCCTTTGGTCAGTTTGCCCGGAAGTTTGTGGAAAGTTCCCGCTCCCTTTTGGCGCAAATGGAATTGCAGAACTTCCGGAACTCCTGGGAAGCCCTGCCCTATGCAAAGTATCAGGTTAAGGTGAAAGATCAGGCGGTGGAAGCCCTGAAAACTTCCGCGTACCGGCGGGGAGAAATGCCCCCCGTAGAACCGCTGTACCTGGTGGCCGGATATGATCCGGGGGAACTGCAAACGCATTGGGTTGTTTGCGCCGTGTCAGCCGGCGGGGAATTGTGGGTTATCGACTGGGGAACCATCCTAAGTTTCCGGACGGAGGGGGGCAGGAAAGGCGTTGCCACCCATTTCCCCGGATTGCTGTATCAGGCCGGGGATCAGATCTTTCAGCCGGCGCTGGGATTAGTAGATTCCGGCTGGAGTGCGGAATCGACCTATACGGAATGCGCCCTGATGCCCGGCCAGCTTTACCCCACAAAAGGATCCGCCGCCGGTTTTGGAGTCTGGAACCGCACGGATTTGAAAACGCATCCGGGCCTTGAACTGTACACCTATCAGGATCGTGCCGCAAAAATCGAACTATACGCCGAACGCATTGCACACGGACGCGGCCCTGGGCTGCACCTTCCGGGGAACGCGGATCCGGATCTGATCCGGGGATTGAGCGGGCAAGTGTTGGAAGAGAAGCCCGGAAGTCAAAGCCAATGGAAGAAAGTGGCCGGAGACCACTATGGAGACTGCGTGAAGCTCTGCATGTTTTCCTGGTGGGTTCTGAAAGCGTCATTCCCGGAGCCCGGCCCGGAAGAAGAAGAGAGAGAAAGAGACGGCGGGGAATAAGGTATGAGCGGATTTTCTCAAGAAAGTTTAGATGCCCTGGCAGATACTTACACCCTGCAGGAACTCAAGGCCAAAAGGAAAGAAGTGGCGGACAAACTCCTGGAACTGGACATGATCACATCCGCCAGCGGGGGCGGCGGCAGCAGTTACAGCCGACAGCAACGCATGGACGCGGAAAGCCTATTGGCAGCCCTGAACATGGCGATCAAGACGAAAACGGGGCAAGCGCCGAATCCGGGGCAAGGTGTTACCATTGTAGGATTTAGGAATACAGATTATTGACATGAAGAGACGCAAGAAAAAATACAAGTTACGCATGAACAGGGCAGATCTGGGCTCCATGCCGGAGGCCCTGAACCAGCCCCGCGCCCTGCCCCCTTCCATGTTTGGAGGCATCCAGGGCGCCCTGCCCTGGGCTAACGGCATGCTGTACTGGCCCACGCTGGATGACGCCTCCGAAATGGATGCCTATGACCGGGCCGCCGTCATGCGGGCCGCCCGTTACCTGTACAGGAATTCCGGAGTGATCCGGAAAGCAGTCCGTGACATTTGGCTGTTGCAGGGCTGCCTGATGCCTATCCCCACGACGCAAGACCGGGATTGGAACCGGAAAGCCCGCGCGGCTTTTCTGGCGCGGGTGGCCAGCCCCGCCGCTTTTGACGTTACGGGAAAATTGTCCTGGAAAACAATGCAGGCATGGGCCGAAAGGAAAACCAGCATTGACGGCGATTGCCTGTGCGTCCTGGCCCGCGGCCTGGACGGCGGGGGAATGGTGGCCTGGTACAGCGCGCCGAAGGTAATCACCCCTCCGGGCCTTGGTAAAGAAGACGGCTGGAACCAGGGAGTGAAGACAAACGCCCAGGGGCGCCCGGTTGCTTATGGACTGGAAACGGAGCCGGGCCGCTGTATTGTCATTCCCGCCGGCTGTGCCATCCTGTACCAGCGGGATCCGGATCCGGCGGTTCCCCGCGGGGAATCAGATTTAATTCACGCCATCCGGCACGGGGTAGACATTGCGGAAATACACGGCTTTACAAAAGCCAGCGTCAAACTGTCCGCCGCCGTGGGATTTGTCGAAACCAAAACGGAGGCTGACAAAGCCCCCGGCATGGCCGCCGCCATTGGGGCCAAAAAGAAACCGGGCTGTGACGAAAAGCCGGAAAATCCGGCGCAATCCTTTGAAATCGTCACCGGAGGCGGGGCCCGCGTAGTCAGCCTAGCCCCAGGGCGGGATCTGAAAGCCATTTATGACCAGCGGCCTTCCCCTAACGTGGCTGCCTTCATCCGCGACTTGCTTGCGGAAATCGCCTACGGCGTAGGACTGGACGCGGAAGTCCTCTACGACATCAACACATTAGGCAGCGCGGCGGCCCGGCTGATCCTGTCGAAGTTGCGCCGCTGGATTGATGAACGGAAAGACGCGCGGGAAGTGTACATGAACCGGATTTACCGTCATGTTTTAGCTCTGGAAATGGAGGCGGGGCGCCTTCCCCGCTGTAAAGATCCGGCGTGGGAAAACGTGGCCTGGGTAGGTCAGCGTGATTTGACGATTGATTTAGGCCGGGAAGGCGGCCTGGCAATCAATCTCATCAGGGAAGGACTGGCTGACGCTGACCGCTGGACGCTCGCCACGGAGGGCATGACCGCGGAAAGCATTTTGGACCGCCGGGCGGATTTGTTGAGACGTGCCCATGAAATTGCCGACTCCACCGGCATTCCCATCACGGAACTTTTGCCTGGCGCCATCGGCTCCACACATGCGGCCCATGACGTGCAACCAGGGGCGCCTCCGGAAGACGCCGAACCGGAAAATGCCGGCACCGGGGAAAAGAGCAAAAGAGACGGCGGGGAAAATATATAGGGAAACCTGTATCAGAACATGAGTAGAAAAAGAACATACCAGTTGCCCATGCTGTCCATGCAAGCCGGAACCTCCGGGGCCGTGGCGGTAGTGGACGTTACCGGGGTTATTGGGTGGGATGACGCCCAATGCCTTGAATTTGCCGATAAGCTGAAAGCCGCCGCCAATCAGGGCGCGGCCAGCATCACCTTGCGCGTGAACTCTCCCGGCGGGGACGTTTTTTCCGCGTTGAGCATGTATGACGCCATCCGGTCATGCAAGCTGCCTGTCCGTGCGGAAGTGCATGGTCTGGCCGCCAGCGCGGCAAGCCTGCTGTGCATGGCCGCCGATACGGTAGCCATGAGTGAAAGCGCCCAATTCATGGTACATCAGCCTTATGCCGGCGTTTGGGGGAACCCGGATGAAATCATGAATTATGCGGCCATGCTGATCCGGGAACGTGAAAAAATGTTCGGCATTTACGGCAAAAAATGCGGGAAGCCCTGGGAACAGGTCAGCAACGACCACAAGGCAAGCGTCTATTACAGCGCCGCGGAAGCCATTGCTTACGGATTTGTAGATGAAATCATCCATGATGACGAAAGCGCCGGAAACGGTGAAGACGAATCCACAGCCACCGCAGAACCCGGCAGCAATGACGAAAACGGCGACGAAAGCCCCACCGGGGAAGACGACGAGGAAGAAGATCCCACCGCGGAAGACGAAGGCGATGAGGAAACCGCCCCGGCAGCGGGCATGACCGGAAGCCGCCTGAGCCTGAAAAACGCCGCGGGGGCTATTTGCATGCGTATTTTTGGCCTTACGGGCTCCGGGAAGAAAAAGGATCCCGTGGAAGCGCTGAAAACGCAGAACCGCCGCCTGGGCGCCATGAACCAAGGACTGAAGGCCCAAGTGGCGAAGCTGAAAGCCGCCCAGGCTCAACAGGCGTCAATCACGGCACAACTGGTGGAAAAACAGATCACGGCCAGATTGGCGGCCCTGAATATTCCCGCTTCCGATCTTCCGTCAGCCGCAGAAAAAGAAATGGCCGGCCCGGCGCAAACGGTAGCCCTGCCGACCTGCCGGGAAGAATTCATGGCGCTTTCTGTGGATGGACGCCTTAACGTCACAGCCGCCCATCCGGAGGCCGTGAAAAAATGGCTCTAGCCCCGCGATTGAGATCCCTACGTCCCGGCCCGTCAGACCGGGGAATCAACCAAGAAAGAAATCATACGATGCCAACTCTTTACGGAACAACGCCGGAATTCGGGATCAAAAACAGCGAAGCCGGGATCCTTGTCGAAAGCATGAATTTTGACGGATCCATGGAAAAGTACGAACAGAAGGATCATATGGGAAAAGTCATTGGTGTTTATATCATTGACGAAAAACTAAGCTTTAGCATGTCCGGCGCCCTCCCCCTGGGAGGGGATTATACGCTGACCATGGGAAGCACCCTTCTTTTGAACAACACCATACCGGCAATTTGGAACAACACGCCGAAGGCCACCACGGTATTCATTGAGACCGTCAAGCGAAGCATGACCAACACGGGCCCCGTGAAACTGGATGTGAGCGGAACCGTGTACGCGTTCGGAAGCGCTTCTGCCGGAGAATAACAACATACTAACATTCAAACATTAGAAAAAACAAAACATGACTATTGATAATAAAGGAAACAAGCCGTTTGCAATTAAAGATCTGTTCCCGGTCACAGATTTGACCGCTCAGAAACCCTCCATGCACATGACGGAAAACACGAACAGCATTGCCGGCCTGGGGTGGCGTGCCGTTGCCAGCAAAAGCCTTGCCGCGGTAAGCGAGGTTTTTGCCCCGCTGGACCGTTACACAACGGATTACACGGACGAAATTGTGACTTTTGGGCCGGGCCGGGCCGTCACGCTAACCATTGAAATTGCCAAGGAAGTAGGGGAAGCCCTCAAGAACCCGGAAGATTGGAACGTTTCAGCCGTCAAAACGGAAGCCGTCAATATTGAGTGCAACCGCTACAGCCGCCCGTTCCTGGTCACGTCCTATGACATGGCCGCCGGAAGCCGCCTGGAAGGGAAGCTGAACAAGGCAGTTGAAACCGTAGCCAAGGCCGTCCTGAAGGACTTGCACACGCAGATCAAGACCGCCAGGCCGAAAGTGATTTCCGGCCTGACGCTGGAAAGCTTCACTCCGGAATACGTGGCAACCGTACTTTCCGGACTGATCATCCCGGAAGTGTCCGCCCTGACGGTGAACCCCACTTACCACGCCAAGCTGACGCCTTACAACGCTGACAGCCTGAAACTGGAAACCGGCGTGTACGGAATCGGCGGCATTTACAAGGCGACCGGCCTGGAAGCCCTGTCTGACGATAAAAAAACCATTGGCTATATGGGGTATGAAAATGCCATTGGCATCATCAGCCGCCAGCCCTTGATCCCCACCGACAACGGCGCCATTTTCGTTTCCGAACTGGGCAGCGTTGGAGGCATCAAGCTTTACCTGAAACAATGGATTGTGCCGGGCATGGAAGGAATCATGCACTCCGTGGAAGCCGCCGTGGGAACCGTTGTGGCCCTGCCGGAAAATCTGCGGCTATTGAGCACCGCCGCCGCAGAATGATTTTTGTGGTATATTGATGAATCCATCAAAGGGCCGCCGCCGAAACCGGGCGCCGGTTTGGCGGTGGCCCTTTGAACAGTAAAAATGTGATGAGTGTACGCGACTTATTGACCTCCGGGGGGAATGACATGATCCGGGAATTGGGGGAACGTGTGCGGCTGCTGCGGAAAGGCACCGTGTATGCTGATTGTTACGCCGTTGTTTCCCCCGCCGCCGTGGGGTACACCGTGGAAATTGGAGGCGCGGAAAAACAGGTCACGGCTCATTGCATGTTGAGGGCCAATGACCTTCCCAAGCTTCCGCAGGCCGGAGACCGCCTCACCGTTTCCGCCCCCCTGGGGGATCAACCGGTCATTTATTATATTACAACGGTCACGAGCGGAAACACGGATCCCATGATCCACATGGATCTTGCGTCATGAAAACACGGGCAACAATCAATACAACCCAATTTGTCCAGTTGTGCCGTGATCTGAACTCCGGGGCCGCCGAGGCGGCTCATGAAGCCGCTCTGGATTATGGGCGCATTTTTACAAAAGCGGCAATTGACTGGACGCCGCCTTCAGGGGGGAAAAATGGAACACGCATCCAGGGGGCGGAAGCGAAGATGCGCCAGGAAACCCGGATCCGCTGGGATGTTATGGGGTCTGAATTTGCCAAGCCCCGCTATATCCGCAGCCGGGGACGGCTGATAACGATGGATGACGGAGCATTCCACCTTTCCCCATTCATGCTTGCGCGGCCCAAAGATCCCGTGCTGATTGTGGATCCGAGAACGCATTTGAAACGGTTTGGCATGAAACGCACGCGGCAGGGGATGAAGCTGAACTGGCACGGGCCGCGGGCCTGGACTACCAAAACCGCCCTGAATGCGGAATATAAGCGGCGGCTTGCCCATGTAGGCCGCATGGCTGCCGGATGGATGGCCGGAGCGGTATTGAGCGGGCGGAAAACAGGCATCCCCGCCTGGGTGAAGCGCCACGGAACCGGCGGCGGCCGGGCCCGGCTGACGAACCGCGGGGGCAAGTGGGAAATCATCATCACGAATTGTTCATGTTATCACCCGTTAATGAATTTTATTGTTAAACAATTACTTGATGAAGTGGTGGAAGCCAAAATACGGAAGCGCGATGAAAAAGTGAAATCATGGCTGCTGAAAAAGGCCAGGCGAACCATGCGGGGATAATCGGAAACATATATCATTAAATCATGATACCTATCTTTAAGGCGGGCGATCCTTTAAGCGCGGGGAAATTCAATGCCCTGGGAGACAGCATCCGCCACCTGTCGGAAAGCGCCGGAACCGCGGGGGAAATGATGGTGCCGCAGCACTTTGACGCCCAGCCCCTGCCGGCGCTGGATTTTGCGGTGCTGTACCGGAAGGACGATGCGGGGGCCTGGGGATGGTGCTGCCACCAGGGGCGCGTTATCCTTAAAGGGAAAGACCATGTTGTCGGTGAACAAGAATGGGAACTGATTGCCGATGATACTTATACGGGGGATATTAAGCTTGTGGTCAATCTGAATGACTCCGGGGAATTTTCTTCCGGCGTTGTCCAGAAAGGAACCGCCGCGGAAGGAAGTGCAACCTCCCTGGAATTCGCATTGGCGACCATTGGTGAAGAACTTATTTGGAAGCACGCCGGCGGGCCTGTCTATATCATCCGCCCGGATGAAATTGACATTAAGGCCGGGAAAGGCATCCAGGCGGAAAAAGCCGAAGAAGACGGAGAAAACGGAAATAAAATAAAAACATGGAACATCAGCGCCTTGATTGAGGATGCGAAAGAACCTTCCAGCGGGGAATATTCTTTGATTTATGAAACGGAAGGCGGCGTCCAGGATGGAGACGCCGGCGGCCCGCCTCCGGCTCCTGCCGCAGATCCTTATAAAATAAAACTTTTGTGTGCGCCTGATGGATCCGTCAGAATAGCGGATGAAGACGGGAAGCTGTCTTTGTCCGCTCAAGAAGTGGTTCCTGGGGATGGTCTGGAATGGAAAAAGGAAAAGGATCAGGCCGGAAATGACATTGATACGCAGATTTTACAGGTCAAGATTGATTCAACGGCGGATTCCCCCCATCCGGGGGAATGGCCTGTAAATTTGTCAGTTTCCCCACAGGGCTTGAAAGGGAACCTTGATTTAACTGTGGACTGCCAGCGGCATGAGTTGGGCGGCGGGGCCTCTGTGGCATTGTCTAATGCCACGGCGGGGGTGTTGTCGCTTGTGGTCACTCCTGGGGGAGAAGCGGAAGGATTGAGCTTTCGGGCCCCTTTGCGGAAAAATGGGAAATATGTCGTGCTGGATTATGTCAAGGAACCGCGCACCTTGCCGGACGGGACAACGCTTGCCCTGGGCTTGACAGGCACACAGCTAGATCTGGTGGTTGATACGTCCAACACG